AGCCGGCATACGAGATAGGAGTCCGTCTCGTGGGCTCGGAGATGTGTATAAGAGACAGACCCCATGGGGGGGGAGGGGGGCAACAAGCGCGCATGCTGCCCTGTGCTGCTGCGCCCTGTCCCACGTGTGAACCGGTAGGGGCCTGCCTCTCAGCCCAGCCAGGGAGGCCACCAGGACGCCCCCTACTACTAGTGATTGATGCCTTGTCTAGTCTAGTAGTAGAGGCCCCTTGATCCACCCTGAACCACCTGTGATCCACCTGTGATCCACCTCGGTACCAGTCCACAATGCCCACCACTACTGCACCCTGCCCCTCTACCCCTGTCCTGAACCACTACACCGGAGCCCTACACGGAACCACCCTCACACACCAGTGGGACATTCTGCCCCACATGTGGGCCATATGACCCACGGGTGTGTGTGTGGAGATTCTACCTATGGGGCACCGGTTCACCTCTACCGGTTCACGTCGCCCGACTCCCGGCACCTGCTGCCCCACAACGCAGGAACGGCGGGCCTTATCAGCCCGCCGCGTCTTGACGTGTCACCGGTTCCGAGGTGGTGCAGAGGTGGTGTACCGGTGGTACCGGGTGGTTCCACTCGCTCGCCGTCTTTGCCGCCCACCACTACGTTATCGCGCCGCGCACCGGCTGGCAAGCACCAGCGCCCCACACCACCCCCTCAGGCCGTGCGGGGCGCCCCCCTCAGGGATGGGCTGGCGGCCTCTTGCGTGAGCGCCGGCCCATGGTGATGCCGCGTGGTGCAGCAGGTCAGGTCGGGCCGCTTATCGGCCCGATGCCGTACCTGTGCGGGTTCAGCCCCCGCGGCCCCACGCGCTTGCCTGGCGCCAGCTTGACCACCAGCCCGTCGGCCACCATCGAGGCCACTGCGTTGCGCATCGTGGTCTCCCCCCACGGAAGGTCAGAGCAAAGGCGAGGCAAGGTCTGCGGCCCGTGGTGCTTGATCCGGCGCAGGATTGCGCCAGCAGCGACCTGCACGGCCGTGCGCTTCGGCTTGTCGCTCAAGGCCCTGTCATGCACAGCACGACCAGCACGCCGAAGACGGCCCCAACCAAGGTGAGCAGCACCCACTCTGCCTCCAGGTGAGCAGGCATCAGCCCCCCTCATGGGGCGCCGGAATCACACCTGGCATCACCTGCAGCCCATCAACCGCCACCCTGACTGCGGGGTCTGCCATCAGCAGGTCGGCGTCGCGCGTCCAGTCGATGCCGGCGAGGCTCAGTAGCGCCCCCGTCGCCTCGCTGAATGCACCAGCCCAGCACAGCGCGAACCCTGAGGCCCGGTGTGTGACGGTCCACCACGTGCCGATGGTATCGCGGTTGACCGCAAGCCCTGGCACTGCGGCGGCCTCGACTCCTGCGGCCGTTATTTCGGCCGGGTTGTCGGTGTCGCCTGACAGGACGGTGAGCAGGACGGGCAGCCATTCGGCGGTATCAACATACAGGGACATGCGGACTCCATGCAGAGGGGTGCCCCTGGGATGCACTGACCGGGTGAGGCAGATGCGAACCCAGCCACCAGGGGCAGAAGGTACAGAACGCGGGTGCAACGCCGCTATGGTTACTGCGTAACAGTATGGCGCAGTTCATGTCAAGTGCCCGCGCCCACCTCGTCCGTCAGTAGGACGATCATGCGCATGCGGCGGCCCCGCTTGAGCGCCGGCTGCCCGTCGGTTGGGCGGGGCACCAGGATACGGTGCCTGCCCTTCTCGGTCTTAATCCACCCGCGCTGTGCCCATTCTCGGATGATCGAGTCTGGAGTGCCGAAGCCGCGGGCGGTCAACTCGGCGAACAGCAATTCGGGAATGAATGCGATCTCCCCGTCCTTCTCCCACACGCCGAGCCAGCTCTGGCTCGGGCCGCGCGCTGACCTGCCGACGAATCGGTGCGCCTGCGCCCATGCCCACGATTCGGCATACTCAGCCGCCCGCCTGGCCCGGTCATCGGCGCCGCCAACGAGCTGGATCTGCTGCCAGAGCCATGCTGGCACGTCGCACTTCGGCTCTTTGACCTCACAGAATCCGTGCACGATCTGGGCGGCGGTGTCGATTACGGCCATGTAGTCGGCAAGGGACCTCACCACGCTGTTGCCGAGGCCCTTCCACAGCTCGGCCCGGCGTGCCCGGTACCAGTCGCGCAGCTCCAGCCGCCGCTCGTCCGTCATGTCCACCAGGGCCTGCACAGCCCGCGGGTACAGGTGCCCATAGTGCTCAGAGAGCACGGCGCGGATGTTGGTGGAGTCCTCAGCGGTGCGGACGCCAACGTGGCGCAGTTCGAGGATGCGGCGGCGCACCCCGTCGTGCGGGCTCCACGCCGTGATCCCCTCCTCAGAGGTGGACAGCAGCACGGTTCGCCAGGAGTCCACGTGCGACATGCCCAGCCGGCCCAGGGCGCCCTTTGCCCTGCCTGCCCCGCTGATGATGGCGTAGAGCAGCGCGCCTGCCTCCTGGTGGCGGCTGGGCGCTACCAGTTGCCCCTCGTCCAGACACGTCACCATGTCGCACCGGACGCCCACGCCCGATTCGGTGCCAGCAAGCGAGCCATCCCAGCCAGCCATCACGGCGCCCTTTGCCGGCTTGCCCAGCGTCGAGGCGGCCAGCTCGAGCACGGTGCTCTTGCCTGATCCGCTCTGGCCTGCGAAGTCGATCCCGAAGTTGGGTGCGCCGAGGATGCGCAGCAGCGGTGCGGCGACGGCGGCGTAGATGGCCACCCACGGCGCCGGCTGGTCGCTGATGATGTCCAGGGCCACCTGCCACCCCTCCCACGTGCCCTCAGGCCGCACAGCGTCGGCAAACTGATCGGCGCCCGCGCTCTGCGTCGCAAAGCTGACCCGGTGAGCCGGCTCCTCGCCCTCATAGATGCAGGTCTTGCCCAGCAGGTAGAAGCGGGCGGTCTCACCCACCCACCCACAGCGGGCCGCGCTCCAATCCGAGGGCATGCCCGGCTGCTGGTCGAGGCAGGTCAGCCACTCGACCACCCTCCGCGACGTCGCCGAGCTCACCGGCAGGCCCTGGTCGGCCAGGCGGACGAGGGCGCGGGAGTCCAGGGCGGTGGAGCGCGGCACGATGGCCGTCTGCCACCTGCGGCCGTTCCACCACGCCAACTCCACGGAATAGGTCTCGTCGTCGGCGTCGCGCAACTTGCGGGTGATGAGCACGGGCAGGCCCACGGCTTCGCTGGCGGTGCCCTGCGGTGTGTTCTTGGTCCGCGACAGTTGGGTGGGCCCGAGGTGCCACGGCGCGGGCACCACGACCCCTGCCGGGTACTCTGGCCAGTCCACGGCGGCGCGCACTTCGAGCTCTTCGCCCTCACCGACCAGCCGAAGCGCCTTTTTGACGTCATCGCGCCGGGCCTGCGCCAACCGGGTGCGCAGTTGGTCGCTCATCCTAGTGGTGAGCACGCCAGCCAACCGCATCAGCTCGGCCTCGATCTCTGCCCCCCGGTCGATGCTGGACAGCATCACGGCACGGAACCGCGGCGGGTCTTGGTAGAGGTCTACCAGGGGCTTGGTGCGCTGGGCGCTGGGGGCGTCCTCCTCGATGGTGGCGATGGCGTCAACCACGGCGGCGAGTGTTCGCACCCCATCGGGCCTGCTCACCACTTCGCCTAGGTCGGACAGGGCGTCAGCCCCGTACAGCTTCATCACTTCGTCTGCATCACGGACGGCCATCAGGCTCTCCAGCGGGAAATTGTGCATCTGTCGTCGAGCGTCCTGGCCACCTGCTCAGCGTACCGCTCGCCTGCCTTGTCGGCGTCTGTGGCGAGCACGACCCGGGCCCCGTCAGGCACCCGGTCGGCGTGTTGTGGCGTCCACCATCCCGACCCGATCCCAATGACCGCGGCGCCCGGCTTGGCGGCGCTCCATGCCAGGAAGGCCGGCTCGCCCTCGGTGATGATGACCACTCTCGGGCGCTGCTTGCCCTGCAGCATCAGCACGGCGTCGCGGTTGGCCAGGACGAGGCCCGCGCCGGCGCAGCCAGTGGGGCCCACAGCCTTGGGCCCATCGCCGGGTCGGATGCGCCGAGCTCGCCACCCGCGGTGATGGCCCATCGCATCCCACGTCGGAAAGAGAGCGCGCAGGCCCTGGTCGTACCAGCCCCGGCCGCGGAGCCGCATCCAGCCGAAGCGGGCCGAGGGGCACAGCGCGCGCACCAGGCCGACAGCTCGCGGCGACGGGTCAGGGCCCAGCCGGTCAGCGAGCCAGAGCATCACGGCGCGGTCTCGATGGGCGGGCATCGTCCTGGCCACGCTGTCGTCGATCTCGTTGCGCGGCACCATCAGCAGCGGCGGGGCTTCGGGCATGGCGGCAGCGCTGGCGGTGGTGTTGCCCCATCCGTTCCACTCGCGGACCACCTTCTGGCCGTTGTAGCGGTCGCCAGCGAGGCAGAACGCGACGGCGTCGATTGCGTCGCCCCACTCTTCGCACGACCAGCACCGCCACCGGCCCGACCTTGTGACGGTTGCGGGCAGCCGCTTGTCGCCATCACCACGTCGCTGGGCCTTGCACGCTGGGCAGACCAGAGAGGTGCGGCGCCCCATTCGGACAGCCAATCCCAGAGCGGCGGCCACCTGGTGGATGGGTGTCTGGCGGGCCTCTTCGAGCCATGAGGTGGTCACGAAGCACCGCCAAAGAGGTCGGCCTGCTCACCGCCGATCAGGGCCTTGTCGCGCATCGCGTCGATCTTGATCGCCCTCTCGCACACAAGCCGGGCTCGGGCGTCGGGCTCAAAGTTGCACGTTACCCACTCGCTCTGCTGCTTGCTAAACGTGCGCTTTTGGCCCACCCGCATCGCCGTAATCTCGACCGCGTGCCAGCCGTCCGCCATCAGTTCGGGGATGGGCTCGGCCTCGGACACCATGCACCGGGCGCCAGCGTCGGACCATCGGCGGATAGTCGCGACCTGCTCATTCCGTGCGAAGACGTTGGCATATCCGGTGGTGTTTTCGTAGGGGCCATCCATGTAGACGAGCACATCGCGCAGGTTTACGTGGCCCCCACCGTATGGTATGGTGGCACTACAACAAAGGAGCCCCCCATGGAATGGCGAACCATCGCAGAAGCCCCCGAGTACCGCGTCAGCAGCGCCGGAGAGATCCGGTCCACCTACACGAATCGGCCATTGACTGGAGGGCGAGACAAAGACGGATACCGGAGGCTCGTTCTCTGCACAGCCGGCGGCCGAATCCACCGACGATTCAGCGCCCTTGTCTGCGCGGCGTTCCACGGAGCCCGGCCCGTCGGGGCAGTTGTGCGCCATCTTGACGGCACCAGAGACAATGACAGGGCCGACAACCTCGCATGGGGCACCCAAGCCGAGAACATCGCAGACAAGGCCCTGCACGGCACCGACCAGAGGGGAGAGCGCCATCCGCGCGCGAAGGTCACCGAGGACGACGTGCGGGCCATCCGCGCCAGCATTGAGCCCCTTCGTGTTCTCGCTGACCGGTACGGGGTGGCGCCTTGCAGTATCAGCGCAATCCGGCACCGGCGCAACTGGGCTCACGTCGAGTAGCCCCAACACGCCCCACGGGTCGAGCGTGCGGGCGTCGTCGTGGATGGTGGAGGGGAGGCCGCGCGGGTCGCGCTCCGTGGCCGTGGCCGTGGCCGTGGCCGTGGTGTCTTGTCTGCGCTCGCCCGGCCCGACAAAACCGGTGCGCACGTTGCCTTGTTCATACGACCAGACCGCGCGCTGAATCCACCGCCCAACCTCCCGCGCATCCACCGGCGGGCACACCGCGGGCCCCTCCGCCCGCAACCGTTCCCACAACGCCCGCGGGTCTTCGTCTGCCCAGGACCGGATGATGGCCGCCGCCTCTCTGGCCAACTTCGCATCCCGGTAGGCGTGCAACAGCAGGCGCGCCCCATCGTCCGGCTCGCAAAAAATGTACCGCTCTGCCTTGTCGCCCGGCTGGAGCCCAGCCAGCGCCAGAATCACGTCAGCGTAGCCGGATTTGCTGCCCATCCGTGAGACGGGCGGTCGTGCTTTGGCCCGCTCAAGTCGCAAAGACAGGGCAGCGGTGCCGGCGCACAGTTCGACCAGGAGCGGGATGGCGCACTGGCGGGGCGGTGGTGTCGTGGTGAGTAGGTCGGGCATGGTTTCGCTATCCGGATGTATTGGTGGACACGCCCATCGATCGCGCATTGTGTCGTCCCCAACGAGAACGCGAGAGATCCCGCGGGGGCTGGCGTTACACTTGCTACTGATCCCCTTTGGGGCAGGCATGAACCGATCAGCGGCGGGGCCTTTATTGCCTGCCACAAACAGCCACCGCGCCACCTCTCGCGCATCGACACCCATCGCCATCTCCTCGAATGCGTCGGCCAGTTTGCCGATCGGTGTGCAGAACTCAGCCCCGCCGAATGTGGAGCCGCCCGCGCCCGTGTTGCGCCATGTCCGCGAGTCCAGGCTAATCAGCCGGTTGGCGGTCACGATGCGCGCCCATCTGGCCACTTCTCGCGGGCCGACCCTCATGCCGTCTTCTTCTTGAGGCGGTCAATGCGCCGGCCCAGCTTGTGCACAGACTTGCACGCAGCTTCACCGGGCACGTCGCCGCCCACCCGAAGCGCGCCAGGGTCCCACTGCAGGCGCCACGGCTCGGACTGGCCCAACCGTCCAGCCTCGACTCGGGCCCACCTCGACCCGCCGTAGAGCACGTCGAGCAGGTCTGCCACCTGGCCACGGGTCAGCACCCACGGCACCTTCGATAGGGCCTTGATTGGGTCGCGGCACTCGCCCGGTATGTGCCGGGTCAGCTTCGACGCGCCCTTGACCGCTGCGACTTGTTTGGCAGAGACCGGCGCGAGTTGCCAGCCACCAGGGGCCACCGTCCGCGGTGGGCAGATCCCGGCCCGCTCCAGCTCAGCCCGGGCGCGGCGCAGGTACGCCAGCAGCACGTCGAGTGCCAGCGCTTCGTCCTCGCGCGGCTCCGTCGGCCCACGTGCGGCGGTGGGCTCTGCGGCCTCGGCCTCGGCAGCCTCCTCCATGGCCTGCCCGATGGCTTCCGGTGTCGTCCACCCAAACCGGCCCAGGAGCAGGTGAGGGTCGAGCACCACCCCGTCGGTCTTCGTTCCCCATTGCGGGTCAGGTTCACGGTCGACCCGCAGCACCCGGCCGACTTCCTGAAGGAAGCGCACAGACGCCTGCACATTTCGCCTCAGGCAGAGCCACCGGAGCCAGGGCAGGTCGACACCCTCAGAGAGCAGAGCCACGTGCACGATGGCGCGCAGTTGGCCGGTGCGTAGCCTCTCCAGCCGTGCGTCCTGCTCGGTCGTCGTCAGCCTGCTGTGGACGGCCTCAGCGGGCCAACCGTTGGCGGTGAGCCATTCGGCGTGCTCTTCGGCGTCGTCGATGCTGGTGGCGGACGTGATGCCGGGCCCGTCGGCGTGTTCGTTCATCATTGCCAGGCACGCCTCGTCAATCGGCACGCCGTCGCTGCCCTGCCAGCGCTCGACTCTGGGCGGCACCAGCACGCGGTCGCGCACGGCGTCCTCGATGCCATACCGGTAGTGAACGCAGTCGAAGAGACTCACCGTCTGCGTGGGCACCGACCGAAAGGGCGTCGCGGTGAACCCGACCAGGGCGGCGGGCTTCAACTCGGGCACCGTGTCCCGCACGCTGGCGGCCTCAGACCGGTGGGCCTCGTCCACGATGAGCAGGGCCACCCGCTTGCCCAGGCTGGCAAGTTCCACGTGGAGCGTGGGCAGGGAGTTGTTGCAGCAGACGATGACGGGCCGCACTTGCTTCTTCTTGCCGTACCACCGGCCCACGCGACCCCGGCCCAGCCGCCCGGCCATCGTGTCGGCGAGCTGGTCGACCAGCCGCTGCCGGGGTGCGCAGACGATGATTACTCGGTCGCCCAGGTTGGCGTGGGCCATGCGTACCAGTTCGGCCTGGAGTATGGACTTTCCGGCGCCCATCACCGCGCAGACGATGCCGCGGCGCTTCTTGCGCACGTTGCCGATGATGATGGGCAGGGCCTTGGCTTGCCAGTCGCGAGGGGGCCACTCTGCGCCCTGCCAGGGGATGATCTCAGCCATTGTCTGCGGCCTCGCCCATCGCCATCGTCACCAGGCCCAGCAGCGCGTCGACGCCCGGGTCTGCGGTGATGGCCCGCGCCTCAGCCAGCGCGAACCGGCCCATAGCGAGCACCACCGGATCACGATTGTCGGCGGCCGTGCGCGCGTCCACCTGGGCACGCAACGCCGCCGCGCCGACCGTGATGGCCTCGATGAGGCTGACGGGGCGAGACGGCCACAGCTTGCCGCGGATGGTGTTCCACGAATCGAGCCACGCCTGCTCAGCCTCGCGTGACGCCTCGAGCTTTGCGGCCAACTCGCGGACCTTCCCCTGTTCTGCGTCGCGTTCCATTGCCAGTCGTCGCAGTGCGGTCTGCTCTTTCATGTCGGCGGCCATCGGGTCCTCGATTGTGTAGGGGGTGGGCTCGAAGTCGAGCGGCTATGCGGTGGCGTCCATCTCGACGCCCAGCCAGTCGGCCAGGTCTTTGCTTGGCACGCCCAGCTCACGCGCGACCTGCACAACCTTGACGGGGGCGGGCGTCCACGCTGTCGGGCCTCGTGAGCCATCGCCAGGGCGACGGCCCGACAGGCGGTCGTAAAGCAGGCGCCGACCGCAGCCGAGCCGCCCAGCCAGCCATGCGACAGTACGGCCCTGCTCGACGAGAAGGGCACGCAGCGGGTGAGGCTCAGAAGGGGCAGGCATCAGAGTCCTCGTCTGTGGGCATGGGGGGCTCTTCGGCGGGCGGGGCGCCCTGTGCTGGCTCGCTGGTGGCCTCTTCGGGCTCGTCGACTGCAGCCATGCCCCAATCAGTCGCCGCCAGCGCGTCGCGGTAGATCGTCGCCGAAGCCAGGCCTCCCCGCCATGTTTGGACGTTCTGGCCTGCGCTCGGGTGGCGGCTGTCGCCCTCGCGGATGGTGTTGATGTCGGCGACGAGCATGTGCCTCTCCATCTCCGCGCACTCGGCCTTGATCTCGCCGGGCGTTGGCCTCGGCGCCTCGGGCTCGACGGGTCCAGGGCGTGTCACCATCACCACCGTGTGGCCGTTGGGCTCTTCGGCGGCCTCTTCGGCGGCCTTAGCCTTGCCAGCCATTGCGGCGGCCAGCACGTCGCGGGCCTGCCCGATGAGGGCCAGCGCGTCGACCGTCGCAAGGGTGACCACGTCGCGGTCGCTCGAATCGCCGTGGATGCGGCAGGCGGGGCACTGGATGGCGTCGTAGACAACGAGGGTTTCGGGGTGCACGTCGGTATCGGCGCAGGTCTGCATTGGGTCCTCCAGATGGGTGGGTTGGCTCAGCCGAGCCGGTGGATAGTGACGCCGGCCCGCTGCAGGTCGGCCAGTTCGAGGGCGCCGGCCTCCTCGTCAGCCGTGATCGCGCAGGTCACGATGACGTTGTCGACCAGCCCGGCAGCGTGAGCTCTGGACAGGGCGGCGAGCAGCGGGCCACGGTGGTCGGACTGCACCACCTCGAGCCCGTCGATGAGCACCAGGCGGCATGGCTGGCGCGAGACAACAGCGAGGGCGTAGACCAGGGCGGCGGCGGTGATACGGCGCTCAGACTCGGATAGCGCCTCGTACTGCACCCGCTCACCATTGACGATGGCCCCGTAGTCGCCAGGGCCAGCGAGGTACGGCTGCGGCGCGCCCTCCCAGGCATCAGCCAGTAGGGCCCGCGCTGCGTCCTCGACCGGCCCGTAGCAGGCGGCGGCTTGTTCTAGGCGGACGGCGCGCACGGCTTCGACCAGGGCGGCGGTGGCCTTGCGTTGTGTCTCTGCGTCGGCGGCAGCCTGCGCGGCCTCCTGCGCTCGACGCTCGGAACGTTGCCAGTCCCGATAGGCGTCGGCCAGGGCCTGCAGGCGGTCTGCCTCGTTGTTGGCGCGGGCCACCTTGGCGGGGTCGAGGCTTGCGACGTCGGCGGCCTGCAGGTCAGCGAGCCGGGCGCTAGCGGCCTTCCACTCTTGGCGGGTCTCCTGCAGGTTGCGGTCGCGGCGGGCGGTGGCGTCAGCGTGGCGCTGCGTGGCCTGCGCATCTTCGCGCTCCACCTGGGCCAGCACGCCCTCGGCACGGTTCACGGCGTCGGCACGGTCGGCCTGGATGCGGTCGGCCCGGCGCTTGCCGTCCTCGATGGCGCTACGTGCGGCACCCTCGGCGCGGGCCAGGGCATCGTTGGCGCTGGTCAGCGCTGCGGCGGCGGCGCCTCGGGCGGCGTTGGTAGTCCCCACGCGCTTGCCTGCGACGTCGGCGGCCGCCCATAGCGCGCCGACGTCCGCCGCTGGTCCATCAGCCTGCGCGGCATCGAGCAGCACGCCCAGCGGGTCGGCCTCTCCGCAGTGCCGGCAGGGGAGCGCCGCCTGCGCCCTAAGCCCTGCCATGGCCTGCTCGGCTGCCTCGTGTGCGCGCTCTGCCGCCTGCGCCTCGCGCAGCTTGTCGTCGACCTCACGGTGGGCGATGCGCGCGGCCTCAAATGCGTCATCAGCGGCGCCGTCAGCCTCTGCCGCTGCCTGCGCTGCGTCGTACAGGCCCTGCGGCACTGGCGACGGCGTGGGCGGAGGGGGCACCGGCTTGGCGGCCTCTGCCTTGGCGGCGTCGAGCGCGGCGCGGGCATCCGGCACGGCCAGGGTGCCCCGTAGTGCCGGGCTCGCCTGCTCCCGCAACGCCTTGCCCCGCGCCTTGATCTCGACCAGCCGCTGCTCGGCCCGCTCGATGCGGCCATCATGCCCGGCCCGCTCCTCCCCCGCAGACTGCATGCGCGCCAGGTTGGCCCGTGCCGCCCGCAGTCCGTCGCTCAAGTCCTCGCCCGGTTTGTTGGTCCGCTCATCTTTGGCGGCGGCCAGGATGGACTCGGCGGTGCGCAGCTCGGCCCGCGCTGTGGTGGCGGCGTCGTTGGCCCACCCCTCGGCGACCTGCAGCCAGAGGCCACCATCCCCGGCGCGTGGGTGGGTCGAGACCAGGGCCCTGCCAAGCATCTGGCTGCCCTCCACCCCTTCCATACGCTGCTCGAGCCGGCTCTGCGCATCCAGGTAGGTCCACGCCTCGACTGCTCCACCAGCTCGGGCGATGCGGTCCAGTAGCTTGCGTCGGTCGCCATCGGTCCCGCCTGACCAGTCCGACAGATCCCACGACACGATGGGCTCGCCGACGATGCGGTGGGCGTCGGCGGTGGCATTCTTGTGGGCCCTGGCGTTCGGGTTGGTGATGCTCAGGTCACGCCGCCAACTGCCGCCCGTCGTCATCACCTCGGCCTGCGCGCCCTCCTCGATGGCGCCCAGGTATGGCCGCGTCCGGTCGGTCGTGGTCTGCGCCAGGCCGTTGATGGCTCCCAACAGGGCCAGGATGCGGGTGGTCTTGCCGGCGCCGTTGGGCCCGGCGTAGACGTCCACGCCGCCCAGGGTGTCGCGAAACGTGCGGCCCTTGAGGTGGCCTGTGATGCTCAGGTCTGTGATTGTGGCCATCGTTCAGTCCTCCCCGGCTTGGCGGGGTGAATGGTCGGTGCCGGCGATGTCGCGAAGTGCGGCAGCACCAGAGGGCCCGGCCAGGAATGCGGCCACCTTGTCGCGGCCGTCCTGGTCCAGGGTGGAGATTGGCGGCTTGTCCTTTGTGGCGGCCCAGGCGTCGGCCTGCTCCATCGTGGCACCCACCCCTGCCAGCAACTGCCCGATGGTGAGCGCGGGCGTGGCCACCTTGAGCGGGCGAACCGTCCAGCGCTTGCGGGACTTGTCCGACGCCGCCAGAGAGTGCGTCTGCGGCTTGTCGATGCAACTGATGGCCCGGAGCCGGATCCCGCCCACGGCGTCGCCGCCCCATGTCACCTTGTCATCACGGTACAGCTCGACCGTGAGGCCCACCCACTCAGCCGTGTCAGCGCTGCCGATGACTCGCACCAACAGGCGGCGCATTGTCAGGCAGGGCAGCCAGGGCTTGTAGTCGCCGGACAGTCGCACAGCGACGGGCTGGTCGCTCTTGCCGGTTAGCTTGGCGTCAACGATCTGCACCACGATGGACCCTGCCAGCAGGTCTTCGGCGTTGAGCTGGTTGGTGTTCGGGGTGAGTGTTTCGGTGATGTCGGGCATTTATTCGGCCTCTCTGCTGTCGGTGAATGTGGGCTCGACCCAGTGCGGGGCGTCGAGCATCACGGGGTCAGGGTGGCGGCCGGGCCAGATGCCCGCCCGGGTGCACTCGGCCACGCGGTCGATGAGCCGGCGGCGCAGGGCCTCCCCGGCTTCGAGCAGCGCGCGGCTCATCCAGAACACGGTCAGGTCGTGCGGCTCTTTGTCCTCGACACAGACGAGGCCGAAGGCGTCGAAGCTGCCGCCCGCCATGTAGTGGGCCGCCTGCCCGTGCCAGCCCATCCGCCATGCCATCTTGGTGATCTCAGCCTCGGAACAGTCGCCGACGGTCTTCAGGTCGAGCCCGATGCGCCGGCCGCCAGGGGTCACGATGCGGTCAGCGCGACCGCGGCACAGCAGGCCGGTCTCGTCGTCGGCCCACTCCAGCATCACCTCGGACTCTCCGCCCGGCCCGATGAGCAGCGGCCCGGCCACCGGGTGGGCGTGGACGCGCTGGGCGATGCGGCTGGCGGTGTCCCACGCTTTCCGGCTCAGGCCCTCGACGCCAGGGTGCGACAGTTGCCAGCGGTCCCATGCATTGCCCCGCCGCGCGCCGTCGAAGGCTGCGTAGTCGGTCGCCCAACGCTCAGGCTCCAACACGGCACAGTGGATGGCCCGCAGCGCTTGCCGGCTGGGCGTGTCGCCGCTGGTCGGGTTGTCGGCGGCGTGCCTGTAGTGCAGCGGTGAGCCCTTCCACATGTGGCGCAGGAGGGACCAGCGGACACCCGGCCGGGTGAAGTAGTCGTCAGGGGCGGTCATCAGTCCGCCTGCACTTCGGTCGCGTCGGTGTCGGCGCACCACAGGCTGTAGTCGCCGTCGTACTCGCTCGTGAGGAGCGCAAGGTCAGCGGCCGAGACAAGCCAATCGCTCTGGGTGCCTTCGTCGTGGTAGCGGTACTCGCCGCTGTCGGTCAGGGTGGCGTTTGTTTGGGCGATAGCGGCGGCGATGTGGGTGGCAGTATTCGGCATGTTGGGCTCCGGGTCTCATTGACTGCGGGTTCCTTCCCGCCCCACAACAGTACCGTAGCGCCCACGTAACTGCAACACACTTTGACGCGGTTAAGTTTTGGACCAGCCGAGAATGCCCGCCAGCACGGCCGCAGTCATTGCCGAATAAACTACAGCTTGCCAACGGGCCGCCATCCCGATAGCGCCCAGCTATGGACCCGAGACCCACATTTTCCGAATGGCTGCAGGCTGCGCTCGCCGTCGCCAGCACCACCGCGCCCGAGCTCGCCGAAGCCGTCAAGGTCACCCCTGCCGCCGTTTACGGGTGGCTCAGGGGTGAACGGCTGGCGGGCACCTCGGTGGTCCGCGTGCTGCATGCGCTCGGGCTGTCGAATGACCCGCGCTCTGATGATGCTTGGCGGGCGTACCATGAGACGATGAGGGGGAGGGGATGACCGCAGCATCCGCCCGCGCTTCCCAGGCCCGTGGCGCCGCTTGGGAGAAGGCCATCCGCGGCGACCTGACCCTCTGGACTTCCGAGGGCATCCTGCGCGACTGGCAGCAGCAGGGGACGCTCTACCAGCGCATCGGGGCAGGCGGTCGGCGTGTCGTGCCGGTCGAAGCCGACGGCCCGCTGGACTTCGCGATGTGGACCGCTGACACCGCGTGGGCCTTCGAGGCCAAGGCCACCGGGGCGCCGCGCTGGTCGTTCGCCAACATCGAGCCGCACCAGGCCCGCCGCATGTCGTCCTGGCACATGCCCAGCCGTGGCCGGGTCGCTGGCGTGGCCCTGCGCTTCGACGACGATGGCCTGGCCGCCTGGCTGCCCTGGGACCTCCTGGCGCCTCTCTGGTCGCGCTGGGCAGTGGGTGACGCAGCACGCGGTGAGGCGTCGCTGACGGTCGAGCAGGCCGCCAGGATTGGCACTCCTTGGGGCGAGCAATGGGCCGCCCCCCTGTAGTCTTCCCCCGGCGGGATTACGGGGCGACGGGCTCCGGGCATCCGGCCAGCGCCTCGATCATAGCCGCGGCCACCGCTGAGCATTCCGGGCGATTGGCTGAGCTTTGGCCGTACTGAAGGCACGTCGCCCACTGACATGCCGGCGACATCGGATCGCCGCCTGCGCCCGTGCGGCATTGCACCGGGACCTCAGCCAGCGTCGATCTCAGCTCGGCGTCAATCACGACCGGACGCCCCGCGGCCTCTGCCACGCTGGCGATAGCCTCGCCCTGTGCCTCGATTGTGGCGGCGACTTCCTCGATCGCGTCTGCCGTATCCGGGACCGGTCGAAGGCCCCAGCCTGCGCCGAAGCCTGCCGCGGCGATCACGATAGCAGCCGCGGCGACTAGTGCAGTGATTGACATCTCGGCCCCCATTGTCAGCGCTCGGTGGCGCGTGCGTGCATCTCTGCGGACGTCGGCGCCCGGTTGGGTAGCGGCAGATTCCGCGAGCCATAGACGCCAAGCGCAGCGGCCACCGTGCCCAGGAGCCACTCGGCGAGCTCCGCGAACGTGTCGAGCGTGGCCTGCGGCACCTCGAGGTAGGCGAGCCCCAAGAACACACCCACCAGCGCGCCCCCCATTGCGGCGAGGTGGTAGGCCCCCGACAGCGTCCGAGACATCACGGCGCGCCGTCCATGTCGCCCGGAGCCCGGATCGGCCTGTCTGGGCATGGCATGACGGGCAGTAGAGGCGAGTCAGTGTAGATCGGCTCGTCTGGTAGGCCGTCGGTGGCCTCGGCGATGGTCTCGCCCTCGGCGTCGGGCAGCGTCTCCAGGTGGTCAGCGTGGATCCTGTAGAGCTGGACCGGGCCCGAGTCGTCGAGCCAGCACACCCGGATCGGCGTCATCTCGCGCAGCATGTCCGCCACGTCGTCCCAGCCGCTATCGATCGCTCTGCGGGGCTCAGGATCGGCGGCCATGACCGCAGCGACCAGCACGAGCCCGAGCGGTGTCATGGGCAGCCCATCCGGTCCATTTGGTGGACCTCCCGGATCAGGCACTCGACCTCTCGCGGCGCCTCACGGACTGCGACGGCGAGCGCGTCGACGCTGACCTCGAGCGCGGCTACCCGGTCCTCCGTCTGATCGAGCCTGTAGGCCATCACGGCATATGTGCCACCAGCACCGCCGATCGAGGCAATCAGGCCGACGACTCCCGCGAGGATTTTGGTGTCCATTAGACCGCCTGTGCGATTGCGGCACACCCGCGGGCGATAGCCTGTCCGATGCGGCGGTGCCCAGCCTCGGACCACAGCGCCCGGTGGCTCGCTGCGTCAAGGAACCCCGGCTCGAGGATGAGCCCCGCGTGACCGTTGGGCCCGGAGTAGGCGCCGCCCACGACGCCGAGCGAGCGGTAGAGCCACGGGCGGGCCTCGCCGCGGTCGTCGTAGAAGATGGTCCTGGTGACCTTCGACAACTCGGGGAGGGCCTCGAACGCCTGCGCCATGCGCTCCTGGTAGCCCTGCCCTCGCCCGCTGCGCTTGTCGGCCCCCACCATGCCGTAGGTGCCGCCGCCTGCGTTGCAGTGGCAGCACAGGACGATCGAGATGCCTCCGGTCTCCGCTGCCCAGGTCTCCGCCCACCGGTTGATGTGGACGTGGGCCGTCTTGTACCCGGGCGGCCATGTGCCATCGGACTCACGCACGTCGGCGGGGACCGGCCCGAGCCCGTAGCGGACGACCGCCAGGCCAGAGCCCAGCCACGCCGCCCGCAGGTGGTCGATGGTCGAGGCGTCAACGCCAGCCGCCAACGCAGCTGCGCCGTGGTCTCGGATGAGCGCAAGCCATCCCTGTGCGGCGTAGCCAAGCACCTGGTGCGCCTCCTGCTCCCAGGTCTCGCGGACGCCGTCGGCGTCGATGTCGGCATGGGCGCCGGGGTCCCACGAGGGCTTCAAGTTGCCATGGTCGGCGCGGATGATGACGAGGAGGGGCCGGTTCACGGGTTCTCGCCCACATCGTGAACGCTGGAGTGGATACCCATCAGCTTGCGGCCCCGAAATCGGCAGCGACCAGCGCGTCGACGACCGGGGCAGCCATCTCGCGCGCCTCGCCGGATAGCAGGCCGAGCGGTGAGCGCTCGCGACTGTGCGCAGCCAGCCGGTCAGCGTCAGCGACAGTAAGCCGGACGACCAGCTCTACCATGGGCTCGGGCATCATGTCGGCATCCTCGCCAGTGTACCTGTGCGGGGGTGTGGCTGTGATTGGTGTCGCCATTAGTCGAGCCTCTGGATCCGTAGTTTTTTGAGCCGCGAGGTTGTGGTCCCGCCGTAGATCTGGTGGTCCATCAGTAGGTAGGCCGACGCGCCCGCGAACCGGTAGCCGTCCTCTATGTCTATGGTGCTGCTACCGGATTTTGACCGCCACAGAGCCGCGCCGATGGTCGGCACGGGCACCCCTGACAGGTAGGCGGTGCCCTCGTCCCAATATAGATCGAGCAGGTCGCCGCCAGAATGGACAATCATCCGACAGGCGATCGACGTGGGCGCGCTGGTGCCGGTCTGTTGCTCTGCGCCGACGCTGGATGCGCCATTGCTCCGGCGTCTGGCCGACTGGCGGTAGCTGGTCGCGCTGACTCTTTGGAGTCTCGAAACCATGTTAAATCCGCTATTAATCCCTCCGACATTGTTGCCGAGGCCGGTCAGGACGAACGTCGTGTTAGCGCCGAGAGCGAGGGTATCAAGCAGGAAATCGACCGCGTACCGGTGCCCGTCGTCCCAATCGATCCCCGTGGCTGCCTCGTCGAGCTTGACGTAGGCAAACTGCGCCTTGCCGCTGCCCCCCGTCGTGGTCAGGAGCATCCCACCGGCTGCCGCTGTGATGGCCAGCGAACCACCGCCGCCCGCGGTCCGGTTGGCAAATCCGACCGTAGCTTTGACTGTCGATCCGTCGGCTTCGTAGAGCGTGACATCGCCGGCACCCTTGACCACTGACAGGTCGGTAACGTCGGTCGTGAAATCGACCTCGTGAACCGTCGTCCAGGTCGCGCCCGCCACGCCGCCCGGTGCCGCTGCTGGGGATGCCTTATATCGGCCCATTAGTCTTTCCTTGCGCCAGCACAACGGCGTCGGTGATGGTGAGGCGGGCGAGGGTGGCCCCGATGCCAAAGGCTCGGTAGAAGCCCATAGCCCCTACTTGTGCAGCATAAAGTGAACGTACCCGCTGCTAGCGGTGCACGAAAAGTAGAGGATGGGGGCCGCTGTTGGATAGTTGCCCGGCCGCATGATTGGGATCTCATAGTCCCCACCCGACTGCACGTCGTAAGCGTCGGCGTGCTGCGCGTTGCCGTCGGTCCCGCTGGTGTAGACAGCGCCGCCCGCGTCCGTCACGTCGTCTCCCTCCTTGTAGTAGTGCGAGAAGCGCCGCACCCACGCCGGAAGGGTCACCTTGGTTACATTGCCTCCGGTCGCGTGCATGGCTACCCGCGCCAGGGCGAAGTCGCCGATCTGTGGGGCGGTGGTTGATAGGTCTACAGCCATGGGGATCTCCGGTGGGCTTCTGCTATCAGGCTACCAGCGAGGGAGCACAGATACGCAAACTGATGTGGGGGGGCCCTGTTGGCCCTGGGATGCGGCAACGGGACCGGCGACAGCGCGGGCGGGGCGTGGTGTGGGTGCTGGCAGAGTGATTCATCGGCCACGCGGCCGGGCCAGCGCGTAGTCCCACACGCCACCGCTCAGCGTCCGGCGCTGGACGAGGGCGTAGCGCTTCTCGCTGGCCAGATAGACCCACGTGCCTGCCTGGTCTCGTCCCCACTCGGCTGGCACTTGCCACGCCGACACCTCCCAGCCCATCGCGCCTATGCGGGCCGCCCACGACGCTTGCCGCCAGGCCGTCGAAGCGGTCCAGCTCCACGACGCCTGCGTCGCGGCCTCGTTCTGCCCCGCCAGGTGCCGCACCCAAGCATGGGGCAGCGATGCGTCGCGAGCATCCGACGCGCCTACCCGAACGTCGCCCGAGTCCGAAGCCACCTCGACGCGCCCTACCCGGGCCTCGCCGGCCCCCGTCCACGCCGACACCCTACGGAACGGGCCGCCGTCGTCCCACGTCGCGGTCGCCACCTTGTCGGCCAGGTAGGGGTCGAGGATTACGGGGGCCCAGCCATCGCGGGCCCGGCGCATCGTCACGGGTAGGCCCGTGAGCAGGTCGCGCGCCACCTCCCACGCCCTCGATTCCGGGTCATCAATAAGCCCGCCCACGTCCAGGTCGAGCAGGCCCGCCAGCGCCAACCATTCCGGCAGGTCGATGGCAGCGCCGCCGACAGCCAGCAGGTAGGCGGCCAGCGACATCGGGTCATAGCGGCCGAGCGGGGCCAGCGCGGGGCCAGCCGTCCAGGCGGTCGTGTACGTGGTGCCGTCGGTGTCGTCGAGCGACGACCCGGCAATGTCCACGATTGCCACAGTTTGGCCGAGCCCATCCTGGATGTAGGTGATGTCGATCACCGCAGAACCGCCCACGCTGTCGAGCACGGTCACCGCTGAGGCCCGGCACCATCCGACCGAGACCGCTGCGGCGTTGTTGGTCGGTGGGGCCGCCGCGATCTGGTTGATGACCGGTGCCGGCGGCCCGTCCACCTCGCCGCCAGGTGCCGGCCTGCCCAGAACGAGCGGGTACCGGGCGCCGAGCTCGGGCGAGTCGGGCCACGTGTCCGCAGAGACCGCCCAGGCCCATCGAGCTACGGGCCGCTCCGTCCGGTAGGGCGAGTCCTCGATGGTGCACGCGATGTAGCCGGCGGGCTGCTCGGGGTCGCTGTGCATGGCCTCGGTGGCGAACCCTTTGGCCCGGACCTCGCGGGCGCTCCATTCGTGCACCAGCACCGCGTCGCGGTGCCAAACCCAGGCCACCTCGAGGTCGATGTCGTGCGCGTCGAAGCCGGCCGCGATGTAGGCCGCCACGTCCACTGCCGGCAGCACAAATGCCACCGGCACCGATACGCCGACATCGCCGCCAGGCTCCAGGCTGATCTCGTCCGACAGGTCGGGGGCCTCGACCAGCCCGGGGTCTGCGCCCCACTTCGTCCCGGTCAGGGCCCGCGCAGCCAGCCGCCACGTGCGGCCCGCCCAGGTCACCGACAGCACAACGGCCACCTGGGCGTCGCGGTAGTCGGTGCGTCCTGTGGTCGGGCCAATCATTCTACCGCTCCTCCCGCAGGGTCATCGTAGCCACCCGCACTACCTCGGTCTCGCCCGCATCGCCCAGCACCACCTCGAGGTCCGGGGCTGACTCGACGGTGCCCCATAGCTGCTCGTTGCGCCTGCGCAGTTGGACCGCGCCCGCGGCCACCTGGTCCCACACGCACCACCCGACCGGCCGCCCGTCCTGCCGCTCGAGCATGCGCACCAGGGACCGCGGGATCTCGCCCAACGATGCCGCAGGCTCAGAGCCCGAGCTGTACGGGGTCACGTATCGGACCTCGGCGGTGCCGCTGATGTCGGACTCGTCGACCCCCTCGTCCCAGGCCATGCGGAGCTCACGCGATGCCGGGGAGCGCGAGACCCGCACCCCCACGTCGCCTTCGAGGGCGACCCGTTCGTGGCCAGGAATGGCGGTGTAGCCTCGGCCCCAACTCGGCGGCTGGGCGATGACGTGGGCGTCACACCATGCGATCTTGGTCCGCAGGTCGCCGTCAGCGGTGGTCTGCGCGGGGATGCGCAGCCGCCATGCCGTCGCGGTCTGGCCAGGAACCAGGATCGTGACCTCTGGCGACCACAGCGACAGCGTGCCCCCAGTGGTCGGGTCGCCCGCCAGGGTGCTGTCCAGTGTCAGTCGCGCCCTGGGCTCGCTGGTGCTGCTCGACCACCGGCCCGGCCCGTTGCCTGCCGGGTGGCGGTGCCGGGTCGTTCCTGCGCCGTTGTCCCACTCGGCCGTCCAGTCGCCGTCCACCTCATCGCGGTGCAGGTAGACCGTCGAAGCGGTGCCGCTGGCCCGGATGGTCTTCCCTGTCCGCACAAAACTGGCGCCCTGCAGTACCGCGCTGTCGATGGCGGCGGCCTGCGTCCAAGCACCACCCTGCGGTAGGTACTCCAGAAACGCCGTGCGCCAGTTGCACCAGAGCCGCAACGCCAGCAGCGGCTCGTGCTCTGCATCTTCGACGTTTGGCCGGGCGGCGTCCACCGCCCAGGGGATGATGACCTGCGCCGAGTCGTCCACGCTGCGGTGGTGGATTCGACGGCTTGGCGCGTCGAGGCTCAGCGCGCGCGCCACCTCGTAGTCGCCGGATACCGGGGTGGTCCAACTGTCGCCGATGCGGGCCGGGCCACGTCGAGCAGAGAGCAGCAGTCCATCCAGGCACCAGTCCTGCGCGGTTCCCACGGGTCGCCCGGCCAGCACGTCGGGGTTGTCGCCGCCGGCCTGGTTGAGGCCCGGCCACAGGGCGTGCGAGCCCGGCGACAGACCACCGGCCGAGTAGGGAAACGCCCAGGAGACGGCGAACCACGTGCTTTGGTTCTGCGTGGTGCCGCCGCTGCTGATGAGGTGGCCCCAATCCATGTGAGGCACCACCCCGCCTGCGCCGCTGTCATCGGTGAGGGTGTAGGCCCCGATCCTGGTCCACTGGCGGCGGTTGGCCGTGCTGCCATCATTCAGCCGGTACCAGACCTGCAGCGCGCGCCCGGCTCCGGTTTCGGCGTGCATCTGCAGGCCCCACCGCACCACGTAGCGGGCGCCAGAGGTCAGGCCGGTGATGTGGGCCAACTCAGTGCCTGCCACCACGTCGCGGATGGCGATCGAGGTGGCCGTGCGCACGCATGCGAATTCGACGCCGTGGGTGGTTGATGCCAGCCGCATCGCAAACCCGATATCAAGCGTGGTGCCGATGCCCTGAGTCTGAGCCACCGCGCAGTCCACTTCACCATCACCCACTTGGGTGATGCCGTTGTCGACGCCGACGTGGCGATAGTTGTTTGTGCCTGCGGTGCCTGCGCCGTCGCCGGTCGTGATGGCGTGGGCGCCCGCGGTGAGCGCTGAGGTGAACGTGAGCGCCGTAGACGCCGTGTAGAGTTGATTCTCCGGCAACTCCCACGGCATCCACGTGCGGAGCCACCCCTGGCGGTGCCCGATGCGGACGCCGTGGCGCTCGTAGGGCAGCACCAGGTCGGTCCAACCACCCATCTGCACCATGGCCAGGCCGCCGGACCCCTTTGTGGTGCCCTCGGAGCCAACCGCCAGATTGACGGCGCCGCGCCACCACGTCGCGCCGATGGCTGCGGGCCGGTTGCCCTGCGCTGCCCCTGCCAGGTCTTCGGGATAGAACCAGTACCCACTGATGTCGTTGGTGCTCGGGATTGTGGCGTGGCCCGCTGTCCATTTCTCGCCGCCATCACCGCTGTAGTAGGCGTATTGGACGCCTGAGCCCACGCCGCCAGCGCTGGCCCCCGTGCACGTGTAGCACCAGAGCGAGCCGGCAGGGTCATAGGCCAGAGCGTTCTCGCCCACGTCGTCGTCATCGAGCACTTCGGCCGTGCCAGCGCCTGCGGTGCTGAATCCGCCATCCGCGTCGATGTTGTGCGCCGCCTTGATGCTGAACGCCTGCGCCGTGCTCAGCGGCTGCCATGCCGACCCGATGGTGGCCACCTGTGGGGCGCCCTTCCCGTTCTGCAACCAGGAGACGGCAAACCCGGTTGGCGTCGCCACCACGTCGGGCAGCGCTCGGCCTTGCCGGCCAACGGTGTGCAGCGCGGGCGGGTAGGTCTCGACCACTTCGAGCCGTTCAGCCAGGGACGCGCCCGCGAATTGCCTGATGACGTCCTGGTCATTGTCGAGCCGGTGGCCCTTGAGGTGGGCCCACACGCTCACCTCGCCGTCATTGTAGGCCGCACGGATCCGCCCGCACGCAAAGAGGCTGCCAGCGCCGCCGGCCGGGTCAGTCGCCACCACGACATCATCGAAGACGTCTTCATCGAGCGTGGAGTAGTCCTGCGCCAGCGCCCAGGTCAGGCCAGCATCAGCGGACACCCACGTGGAAATAAACGTGTTGGGCTTCGAGCCGCCGCTGGCCGGGTCGTATGCGACGCCCTGCCGCCATGCCAGCAGGTAGACATCGTCTTCGACCACGACGAGGCACGGGTAGGATACCGACGTATTGGGCGCGCCAGGCACGCTGGTGGCGGTGCCGATGTTGGTCCACGAGGTATCGCCGGGTGCCTTGATGTAGACCCGGCCAGCTGCGCCAGCCTCGACAACGGTGATCAGCGTGCCGTTGGGATGGGCCACGATGTCCGGCCGGATGCCGGTGATGGCGGAGTCGATGACGTCGTAGGCCGAAAGCACCCCGGGCTGCTCGTGGCCCGTGTACAACGCTTCACCCGTCCGGCGAACGGCGGCCGTCATCCCGTGGTCAACCTGTCCGGGCAAGCCCCCGTGCTGGGTCCGCACTTCGTAGTCGGCCGTGCCGGTGATGTCGCCGTCAGCCAGCAGGCGCGCATGCGTGGCAGCATCGGCCACCGGGATGCCAGGGCGCGGCCCCTGCTCGGTGTAGGCCCGGCCCGACGTGGCATCGTCCGCCGTCCACACCTCGATCGGGCGAGACAGGAGCAGCGCCTGCAGGCGGCCACTCAGCGGGGGGATGTTCGCGATGTCTGCCATATCAGCGCCTGCCAGGGATTCGGCCAGCACGACGGCGCACTGGTTGGTAGCGGTCGGGCGACCGCATCGGGTCTCGACCATAGCGGCCGTGGTGCCGGTCGGCGTCGCGGATCAAGACCTGGGAGCCACCGCCACCGCCGATGCCTGCCCGCTGCATCTGCCGCACCAGGTCTCCCTCGTCCCGGCCAGCCACCACCAGGTCGCGCGGTGCGAATTTGGCCGTCATCCCCTGCGGGCCTGCGCGCTGGATGCCGGGCGTGTCGGCAAAGGTTGGCTGCTGTGAGGCGATGACGGCCACCTGAATGGCAGCCTGCGCGGTCACAGCGGCGGCTATCCCGATGGATGCCGGATACGGATAGTCGGCGAACGCCCGCGCGGCGCCCGCAGCGCCCGAGATGACGGCCTGAACGATAGATATCGCCTTGTAGGCGTTGAATGCCTGCTGAGCCGCCTCCCTGTTTCCGTCGGCGATCTGGTTGGCGTAGCCGAGCAGCGCGCCCGCCGATGTGGTCGCCAGTCCGTTGACTGCGCCGTAGAATGCCTGTTGGGCCCGCTCTCGCTCGCGGAGCCTTTGGACTTCGGCGTCGCGCACCTTTTTGCTTAGGGCCTCCTGCTCGGCCGCTTCCGTCCGGGCCCGGTCGCGCCGCATCTCCCACAGCTCGACTTCGCGCTGCTCACGCACGGCGGCGCGGGCGGCGTCGGCGGCCTCACGGTCGCCGCTGGCCTGCTGTAGGTCAGAGATGGCCAGCATCTGCCGCTTGTACTCCTCATTCAGCCGGGCCTCGCCGCTCAGGATGGTGAGCTGCGACGCCTGCTGGATGGCGCCAAGGTCGGCCGACGCTCGGGCGCGTTCTCGGGTTGCCATGGCCGCCTCGCGCTCGGCAGCAGCCCCGCCAGCGCCGGATGGTCCGCCGCCCTTAGCAGCGGCTGCGGCGACCTTGGCGGCCTCGCGAGCGGCTGCCACTTGGTTGTACGTCTCGTTGACGTTCTCGATCTTCGCTGCGGTCTCAGCCTTGAGCGCGTCCAGGTTGGCCTTGGCTGCTGGCAGCTCCTTGCGCAGCGCGTCCAGCCGTAGGCGCGCCCCGATCGTGTCCTTGGATGACAGGTCGCCGGACTGGGTGGCCGCCTGCAGTTCTTGCCGCTGGACCTCAAGACGGGCCCACCTCGCGCCCGCCTCGAGCAGGATAGCCCGCGCGCTTTCCCTTGCCGTGGTGATGGCCCTCATCTGCTGGATGTCGAGCGCGGTCAGGTCGCCGGTCTCGAGGAGCAGGAGCTGGCGGGTGTTGGCGATCAGCGTGTTGAGCTTGCGCCGTGCCGCTGCAGCCGCCTCGATGACCTCTGGCCGCATGGCTGAGTTGACGTCTTGTATGGCGTCACGGGTGGCCTTCAGCTCGCTCTGCGCCTCGTGGTAGGCGTTGGCGAAGATTGACACGGCGGCCACGCCAGCGGCCAATGCGAGCCCCACCGGGCCCGACATCATCCCCGCCATCGCGCGACCGGCCTTCGTTACTAGGTCCATATTGACCTGGACAACCTGGAGGCCCTGCTGGACGAACACCTGAGCGGCTGGGGTGCCTGCTGCCAACTGGCTGGCGACGTCTGGCAGTTGGACAGCGACCGATTGGCTAGCGCGTGCCAGCCGGTTCGATGACTTCGCCGCGCCCGATATCGCGCCGCCGTAGCCGCCGGCCGACTTGGCGGCCCGGTTCTGCGCCCGCTCTACAGCCTTCATCGACTTGTTGAGGTCCCCGGCCATCTTCTTGGCTTCGGCGCGGGTGATGTCGGTGATGCTTGCGAGCTTTAGCCGTAGGTCCTTTAGCTCGGCTTTGTAGCTGACTGTCGCGGTGGCCATTCTACCCCTCTGCCAGTTGGTCGAGCGCGTCGCGGGCGTCCTCGATCAGTGCGGCCTCTCGCTTGCGCAACGGCGTGCGCACGCGGTGGGACCATACATGCTTGCCGGCCACCGCTTCGGATGGGGCGCCCTGCCCGTGCCGGTCGAAGAGACTGCGCTTGTGGGCGCGGCGCATCGTGTCCTCGCCCACCTCGTTGCCCTTTGGCCACCAACCCTTCCACACTCCGCGCGTAGCCTCTTCGGCGAAGTGATTGGCCACCCGACGGCGGGCGCCTCCCCTGCCCGCATATGGCCCCTTCAGGCTTCGATCGGACGGGTTGACCCGGTCCACCTTGGCGGCCATCCGCGCCCACGACTGCGCCCCAAACTGGCGGGCCTCGCGGTCGATGATGTCGGAGGTCACCACGGAAAACCGCAACTTGAACGTATACGGCACCGGGTTGAGCGCCACCACCTCGAGCACCGTCGGGCTGATGCGGTCGACGACGTGGGTGGCGTCTTGGCTCTTCCCCGTCCGGCGCGGCCACAGCATCGAGTTGCCGCGGGCGTCTTTGACTACCGGGTCCATCTGTTTGTGTGCCGCGCGCATGAAAGTGTGCACGGCGCCGTCGGTGATGCGGTTGGCCAGGGCGATAACCTCGCGCTGGTCGATCTCGATGGTGGCGGCGCCTTGCCGGGCCACGATTCGGTCTCCGCGTGCCATGCCGTTACCTCCGCCGGTTCGCTGCCTCTATTGCTCGGTTCGTCTTGCGCGCATCGTCTCCACGTAGATGCAGGTCGGCCATCAGCATCACCCGCTCCTCGCGGGTTAGGCCGTCCCACCATCGGGGGGGCTGCCCGTGCTCCCGGCAGAGGAGGAGGGCGTCCCTGTAGGCTCCTCCTCGTCGGCCAAAAAACGTTTAGCCTCGTCGAGCTCGGCCTGCGTCATGCCCGACCGGTAGGCCCACGCCTCTGCCTCGTGGCAAGCGCCGTTCAGGTCGTAGACCGACACTTCGCCCTTGGTGGCCTGGCGTAGATTCTCATAGACCACCCCGCCATACCGCAGGACGTCAACCCCCGGATACCACGCCTTTGGGCGAGGCTTGGCGGCCCATGTGACCTTCTCAGGCCAGCACATAAACAGGGCAGCCGCGCCGTAGGCAAGCACAGCGGCGGGGTCGACCTCGCCGTCGGGCCCGCGCTTGTACCCGGTCATCGTGAAAAGCGCAGGCGGCTCGACCAGGGTGGCGGACGACGTGCCCAGCGTCACGGTGGGCGCGGGCGGTGGAGTGCTCGGGTCAGGCATGGCGCCCTCGTTGGGTGGGTGGGTTAGCGGCCGGCGACCAGGATTACGCCGTCAGCGACGACCTTGGCAATGCATGTCAGTTCGATCGACACCTCGGCTGACTGTCCGGCGCTCTGGGTGTACTCCATCGAGCCGCGCACGTCGTCGAAGGTCCACACGCGCGAGTCGGTGCTGTAGCTCTCGTCGCACTGCAGGTCGCAGTGCGGGTCGTCGCCGATATCCAGGGCGGTGCTGACGTAGCCGGCGATGGTGCCCATAATGATCTGATAGGCGTCCTCGTCGAAGCGTGCGACGTGGCCACTGATGCTGATGGTCACCAGCGCGCGCTCACCCTTCCGGGCTCCAATCACGGCGCCCTGGGCCTGTGTGATGACCGACTCCCGCCCGCCCGGCTGAATGTTGGAGACCGACATAGAGCCGGTGAACTTCTGCAGGGCGGCGCTGTTGGCGCCGTCGTCGCTGAAAGTCAAGGTGCCGTCGTCGAAGTTGCGAACGGTGGTAGCTGCAGACATGCGGGCTCCTACTCGGCGACGCCGAAGATGATTGATCCGGTCGCCGGGGCGCTACCGGTCTCGATGAGGTCGAGCTTGCTGTTTGTGGTGACGTCCAAGCCGTCGGGCCCGAAGTCCATCCCGATGCAGCGCAGGCCGCCGATGGAGTTCAGGTTGAGCACGTCGGAGGCGTCGGAGAAGATGGCCAGGAAGTTGGCAGCGGGCGCGGCCAGTTGAAACTCGCCGGTGTCGCACTGGATCACCATTACCTTGAGCTCGTCGGCGTCGATGGCCACGCCGTCCGGGGTGGTTAGCGAGCCGGCGGCCAACAGGTCGTACGACTTCGTCTGGCCGGAAGTGAAGGCCAGCACGGCCTTGTACCACTTGCCGATCTTGCCCGAGCCGGTGCCATTCGAGAAGCGCCGCCCGCCCGTCGCGTTGACGACGGAGCCGCGCATGGCGCCGCTTGCGCCGTCGCCTGCAGTTGCGTCCAGCGTTTCCTCGGCGGTGCACTCGATGACGATGAGGGCGCTGTAGCTGTTGGCCATTGGAGACTACCGGGGGACGTGGAGAGAGAATCGAACAACGCACTCGACGTAGCCCGACGGAAGGGGGCCAGCGATCTGCACGCTGGTGATGCTGGTGGCCCGACAATCGTAGGGCAGTGGGGCGCGCAGCACGCACTCGCAGGCGTCGCGCATAGCGGCGTGCATCCGGGCCTGACTGGTGCTGTCGTCGTCGGCGCTGTACCGCAGGCCAAACGCCACTGAGCTGTCGTGCACGTAGGCGTCGCGGGTCACCTGGCCCACGCTGCCGAGGTCTACCCAGCACTCGAGGTGCTTGGTCCACAGCGTGGTATCGCGGCTCTGCGTCCACCCGTCGGAAGGGGCCCAGGCGTAGCCGCTGGCGTCGCGGGTCTCGAAGGCGTCGTAGAACGCTTCGAGCAGCTGCTGCCAGTACCCTTCGGTCACGGCCATGCCGATGGCGCGCATTACCACCTGGGCCGCCCTACCGGAGAGGTGTAGATCGGCCCGTCACCCGGCCGGCGGATGCTGGCCTCTTCGGTGTCGTACTGCAGCCGCAGCCCATCCTCGGCGCGCTGCAGCCGGTGGTAAGCGTCCTTCCGGTACACCGCCCAAGGTGACCCTTCCGGCGCGGTGATGGCGTGGGTGGCGTTGTAGAGCGCCTGAGCCAGCAACCAAGACCAGTACCCGGTCGGTTCGCGGGACTTCCAGATCGGCCGCCCGTCCGCCAACATTCGCCGAATAAACTCGAAGTATGCAGCGTCGATCTGCGGGCCCCATCCGGTGCCGTCGCCGCCGCTTGCTACTGCCTTCTGCGCCTGCGGCACCTTATAGCGCAGCTCGGCGATCCCGCTCCCGCCATACAGGTCGGCCGCGGTGATGATGTTGTAGGGCACGTATTCGCACAAAATGGCGGGGTGCCGGATGGTGTAGATCTCGCCGTCGATGACCAGCGACCAGGTGACGGTCCAGCCGTCGCCCAGCGAGTAGGTGGCCGCCGGTTCGCCAGCGGCCCACGTGTAGGCCGCCACCCCGCCCGTCACGACGACAGCGGCAGCGGTGACCACTGCGGCGGCGCTCGGCCCGGTGATGGTGACGGAAGAGCCGGCTTGAGTGACATCGACCAGGGCGCCGTCGCTGGTGCGCCTGATCGGTGCCTCGATGACCTGGCCCGTGGAGCCAACCGACGTGTACGCCCTCTCCAGCAGGTACGGGACCGGCCTGGAGAGGGCGTGCGTATCGGCGCGTACCGCCACGGCTAGTAGTCGCCCAGGTTCACGTACGTGATCTTAACCGTGCCGGTCGCGATGAGGTTGCACGGCGTCGAGGTCACGTCGTGGTCAGCGTCATCGACCAGGAAGTTAAGGTAGACGTCCTTGGCAGTCGCGGTGCCGTCGAAGTAGGCGGGGCACTCGGTCCCGGTGCTTTGCCCGAATGCGTTGGCCGCGCCGGCTACGGCTTGCGGGGTGGCCGTGCTCGGGATGATATCGGCCTCAGTGGCCGACAGCGTGGCGTTGTTGGACGCCGTCGCGGTGCCCAGCGCAAAGTCGCCATCCCAGGTGTCGATCACGCCGGCCGAGCTCTTGGTTAGCGCGATGCTGGCGACGGCGCCCAGGATGCTGATGGCGCCCTCTGGCATGTCGGCGATTTTAAGCCCGGAGTAGGCAACCACTCCAGCCTCGTCCACCATGGCGAAGGCCACAGCGGTCAGCGTCAACGTCAGTGTCTTGACGCTCAGCGCCTCGGACGTTGCGACCACTCCAGTGCCGGATGCGGCCACAGCAGCGCTGGCGGCCTCGGACAGCACGCTCCACGTCGCGCCGCTGTCGATGGTGCCGTAGACGACCGTGGCCGCGTCGCTGGCGTCCTCTCGGTATGCCAGGCCGCGGGTGGTGCCGATGGCTGCGCCGGGCTTGCCCCCGCTGCCGATGATGACCGTGAAGTCGTCGCCGACGGTGTTGTAGATCGTGCGGGTAGTCGCCCAAGCCATGCGAGGCTCCTAGTCGGATTCGGGGAGGTCAGGAAGGTCAATATCCAGCCGCTTGAGGCTGTCATGCACTTCGTCGGTAAAGAGGGCGCGCGGCAGGTGGAGCGCGATCTGGCGTACGAGCTTCCGGGCGGCCGGGCTTTCCCTGCTCGACTCGGCCTTGATGCGCTCGATCATGGGGCGCGCGGCCATTCGCAATTGCAGGTCCGACAGCGGCTGCCCGCCGTTGGCCACCTCGATGAGGATCTGCGCCTTAAATGCGGCGCGGCCGGGCTCGTCGTGCTCCCAGATCACCTGGTGCCCAAACTGGACAGGGCGCATCCAGGCGTCGGTCCACCGCTCTACACTGTTGCCGCCGATGTCCTGGCCTACCCACTTCTCCAGGTAGACCGAATCGGCGGCACCGTCTCGGGCCTTGCCGAATGCGGTAACGCCCGGCAGGTTGTGGGGAACGGCCTTGTAGCCGCTCCGGGTCAGGTCGTTGATCTGGCCGCCGCCGCCATCACCGCGAACGTTGGCCCCTATGCCAGCCTCATGCAGCGCCTGCACTGGCAGCGCTACCACCTGGCCATTGAGGCAGCCCACGCGGGCGGCGCTGATGCAAAGCGTCCAGGGCCCCCGCCCTGGCGTGAGGACCAGCGGGACAGACCCGAGCGAGGGGCCCGAAGCTCCACGCGCCAGAGAAGGGGCAGACATAGCCCGCGATGGCCCGGAAGCCTCGCCGGGCTGTGGGGTGGGCTTGGGTGCTCGGGTCGCCATAGTGTGGCCTCTATTGGTGGGGATGGTCAGATGGCGGCGAGCGGCCCGCGGCTCAGCTGACGCCGTAGCGCAGCATCGAACCGCGGCCGTTCTCCTTGATCTGGGCCGCCAAGTGCATCACGGTCGAGAAGGTGGTGACGCCACCCGCTGCCCGCAGCGCCTCGATGGTGTAGAATCCAGCGTTTGCCACTTCGTCGGCTTCGGCTGGGAGCGGGACCATCTGATGCTTGGTCTGGATGCAGCCGGCGCCGAAGATGGCGCCGGAGACGTCGGTAGCGTCGTCGGTCAGTTCAGAGGACAGGTAGAAGTCCACCTCGAAGAACCGGCCGAGCCGGGCGCCGGCCTGCACGTTCTGGATGGCCTGCTGCGCCTGCGGTGCCCACTGGACAGCCCCGCCGAGCGACAAGGTGTCGTCCATCAGGTCCTTGGCTCCCACAGCGTCGATCACACCGATGGCGGGGCCCATGTTGCCGCGGTCCTTGTAGTCGATGATTCCGCGGTTCACTGCGGTCCAGCTCAGGTCGACCCCAGTAAGGCCGATTTCGTTGGACAGGCTGGCAAACAACGGGGTGACCTTGCCGATCACAGTGTTTACCCACACCTCGTAGCTCTCCAGAACGACCATGGCGTACTGGTCGGGGGAGAGCTCGCCGCGGAGGAGCCCGGCCTGCATCGAGGTGGCGAAGTCGCCAACCGTGCGGGCGAACTCATGCCGGGCAGGCGTGATGGTCGTCGAGTTGGTCAGGCTGTAGTTGGTCGCGGTGGCGCCAGTGCCCTCAGCCGTGGCGATCGCTACGCCGGTGCCGTGGGTGAGAAGCCCGAAGCTAACGCCGAGCTCCCCCATCAACTGGCCCATACCTTGGTCGGCGGCGAGCATGGATTGCATCACAGGGTGACCGATGAGGGCCCCATTTTTCGCGGCGGCCTTAAGGGCGACGCCAACGGTGCGTCGGGCCACTGCGATATTTGAATCGCCAAGACCTGCGGACGTGAGCCAAGAACCAGCAGCCATTGTGTACCTCGATGGGGTGAGTCGTTTGGCCGTTCAGGGGTACACGCTTTTACGCCTTGGGGGGCGGACGGCTGACGTTCTGAGGCTACCTTGTGACGCGCGGGCCGTCAAATCAACCCATCTTGCGCAGTCCAGCCAGGTACTCGCCCAGGTCGTCGTCGGGCAGGCTGTCGAGCGTTGTCTGCTCGCGCTTCGTCGAGCTGCGCGGGTTGCGGGTCTCGATCTTGCCGCCTGTGCCCTTTCCTCCTGCGTCAACCTGCGGCAGGTACCCGGCCAACGTGCGCGGCAGCTTCGGTGGCTGGGCTAACTCCGGGTCGGCGGCGTGGGCCTTGTGCGCGTCGAGTTGGCCTTGCCACCAATCGGCTGGAGTCTTGCCGCGCGAGTCCTTGGGCAGGTCGTCCCACTCGTTCCGCAACGCCCGCCGGCCAGACGAATCGGTCAAGCCAGCATCGATCAGCGCGATGTCCTCCTGGTGACGCTGCCCGATGCCTCGCAGGTTGGCGGCGGTCTCCTCCCGCACTCGCCCTAGCGTGGCCTTGTAGCCGTCCGACAGCGTGCCGAGGGATGCCTGGAGATCTACCAGGTCACCCTTCAGGGCCTTGTTGGCGTCGAGGGCGCGCTGCAGTCGGTCATAGGGAACCATCTGCGGGGGGCGCCCGTAGCCGCCGCCATCACCATCGCCGCCGCCACCATCGCCGCCGCTACTCAGGCCCAGCCTCTTCGCCACTCGCGTCGCCAGACTCTCGCTCAGTGCGTCCACGTCGATCGGTTCGTCCGCCATCTCGTTCTCCTGCTCGGGTCTCCACGGCGAGCAGAGCTGCGTCTACCTCGCCACGGTAGAGGAGGCCGAAGGGCCCCTCTGGGATGGTACTGCCTGCCACTTCTGGGATCCGGTTGGCCGTCGCCGCGCACCTGCGCAGCAGCTCGGCGTCGAATCGCCTGCACTCGGTCAAGGTGGCCAGGATGGCCTCCTCCTGCGCCTCTTGCTCTCTCTTCGTCGGTTCGCCGCCTGTCCCGTCCATCAGCATCGGCAAGTCGATGGCCGACAGCGTGAGCGATTCGTAAAGGGCGACGGCTTTGGCGGTGCTCAGCGGCTCGAAGGCCGGCGCATCCTGCCAGTGCTCGGGGGTGAGCTCGTCGGTAGTGGGTACCCACCGTTTGATGACCTCTGGGCCGTCCGCCATACCCGTCGCGCCTGTCGCGGTGTCTGATGCCATGCCAACTAGCTTCATTCCCATCACGTTGCGGCCGGGGTGGCTCGCGAGGTCGGTACCGCTACCCCACGCCGTCCAGCGGATAGGGACGACCAGAGACGCCTCGACCTGCTGCAGCCGCCTGTAGGTGTCGTCGGGGTGGCCCCGCACGACGATTCGATGGAACGGCCGCCCTTCCGGGTAGCGCTTGTCGGCAGCAGCGCGCCAAATGTAGTCAGCGCCCTCGTAGGTCTGGTCGTGCACGGCCTGGGTGATATCGTCGTCGCCGGCCATCACCCGGTACGACGGGGCGCGAAGGTCCGTCAGGTCGTAGACGTCCACGGCCTCGACCGCATCACCGTCGACGGTGTAGCAGGTGCTATACCGCACCACCGTAGGCTCGCTCGGGTCTTCGGATGCGTAGTCGGCCTGCAGGTCGTCGGGCGTGATGACCGATAGGGTGATGCGCGCCGTCCTCTCTGACCAGGAGATCAGGACGCCCGCATAGCCGCCGGTCTCCTGGTACCGCTGGGCCTTGCCGGACGCCTGGGCCACCGCTGTCGGCAGCGGGCGGCCATCGGCGACGGCGTAGCGCTCGACCAGCGTGGTGGCGCTGTGGTCGCCCAGGACGGCCACCAGGGCGTCGGTGATGCCCGAAGCCATCGGCGGGCGGACGTAGGCCCTGCAGACCCGCGCGCACCACGACATGAGCACGTTTCGGGTCAGGTCGGCGGGGCCCATTCGCGCGGCGCGCTCGCCCAGGTAGGCATCCATGCGCTCGATGACGTCGCGGCCGTGCAGGTTGCCCAGGATGCGGACCACCAGAGCCAGATACTGCTTTGGCGTCAGGCGGGTCGTGCCCTTGTTCCATCCGCGCATTCGTCCACGTGTAGCCATGCGCTCATCCTACGCCATCATCCAACCGGACGCCAGCGGCCAGAGTCCACCTCAATGATGGGGTACCGCACTGCGTCCAGCCTATCCCGCAGCGGGTCGAGCAGCGCGCCCGCCCACCGCTCGAAGGCCGCGGCCATCGGGTCGCACTCTGCTCTGACCGATATCGTCAGCCGTCGCGAGGGCAGCAGGCGCCGCAGGTTCTCCATGCCGTCCCACATCGACCGGTGGCGCTTGCGGGGCTGCCGAATCTTCTGCAGCGGCATCGGCAGGGCCTCCCGCCACCGGTACGCCTCCAGCCGGTCCACGTCGTAGCCGAGGGCGTAGGCGATGGCGCGTTGCATGTCCCCATTGGACTTGGCGCCCAGGCCGCCGCGGTACCCGCCGTGGGACCGGTCGCCCATCCACAGGTCTACGTCGCTGAGGTCCAAGAACGGGCTTTCCGGCGTGCCCAGGAGCGGTAGCACCTCGGGCCGCAGCATCCGGCGCTCGGCTGCGCTCGGGATGCGCCGATGCGCCAGGCCGTTGCGCCGCAGCATGGCGATGATGCCCACGGCGTCTTCGGCCATCTCGGTGCGGCCAGTGCTCATATACATGTCAGCGACGTGGTAGTGCGTCTGAATGCCGCGGCCCTCTGCGAAGATGAGCGAGCTCACCTGCGCCTGCGCCTTCGATCCGTGGTCCGTCCCCACTAGGACGCGCGTGCCCGATGGCGGCACGTGGTCCACACGGCACCGGGTCGGATCCCACGCGCCGTCAAAGTAGGTGCAGTCGAGCCGTGGGTGCCTACTGAGGCCCATCCGCATGTCGGCCTCGATGGGCGACACGCCATCGCGTAGTCGGTCGATCTCGACCTGCCGCACGAACGGCACCTCGAGCAGCCCACCCCGCGGGGTGCAGTTGGCCACCGTCATCGGAACCCTGACCTCGCCCGCCCATGGAATCTTGGCGTCATCAACCAGGGCCCACAGGTAGTCAATGTCGCCAGCGGTGCCGAGTGTCGGCGTAAACGTCACATACATCCTGCCATTCCGGCTCAGAAGGCGCGGCCATAGCTCGCCGTGCACATCTCTCGGTAATGGCTCGTCCGAGACAATTACGTCATATCGAGGGCCTGCAAGGTTGCGCGCCCGGAAGATGCCACACCGGAGCTCACCGCCTGCGCCCGGCCCGCCGATGACGTCGAAGGCCATCATGCGCTGACCCTTGATCGTGCCGCCCTCGTATCGGATGCCGTCTCTGAACTCGCCGGGCTCGATGCCGTCGAAGAGGTACCGCAGCGTCGAGCCGAGCTGCGCCCACGTGTTGCCGACCACCAGGACCGAGTAGGGCTGCCCAGGCGTCTGCCAGTGCAACTGTCCCCGGATGGCCCGGCGCGCGATCTCGGCCAGCACCATCGACTTGCCGCCCGAGTTGCATCCCCAGAACACCGGCAGGTGCAGGTCGGACTCGATGAATTCGCGCTGTGGGTCAGTCCACCGGGTCGGCACCGGCTTGCGTTTGCCCCCGAAGAGGTCAGCCCAGGTCACCTCTTCGACTTCGGGCGCCCTGGCCACCACTATGACACCACCCGCAGCGTGGCGCCCTTCTCGCCCAGCGGGGCGACGTGCATCGTGCCAGAATCATCGACCCACATTCGGTACCGGCGGCGGCGTAGCCACTCCTCCAGCACTGCGTCCAGCTCGTCCTCGCTGGCGCCGACGATGAGCGCCGACAGTGCAGCCGCCCGCTCTGCATCGGTCAGCACACGCCCTGCCTGCCTCTCCGTCTCAGCGAGCACCACAAGCTCGAGCCGGGTGTCGTCCATCTCTTTGCGCAGGCGGCGCTCCTCAGCCAGGCACGCGGTCACGGCGGTGGGCACCGCGCGCCATTTCTGCGCCTTCTCTGGGTCCTTCGGGGGCGTCGAGAAGCGCACGCGGTTGCGCCGGACGTCGCGCAGTTGCGTATCGAGCCAGCGGGCGCGGGCCTTGACCACCCCGAAGGCGGTCTCTGGTGTCTTCGGCATGCTCGGGCCTGTGATGTAGTGGTGGTCCATATTCTCGCGGACCATGGGGGGGTCGTTA